ATGAAAAAGATCATTACTGCCTCTGGCAAATTTGGCCCTTACGAATCGGTTGAAGTTCTTGAAGATCGTTACCGAGTGGATGGCCCATCAGACTTACCTTTTACTGTCATTGGTCAAGGTGAGATTAGTGATGTTGTGGATGGGGATTTCCCCATTCCTGAATATGTTGCGCCCATTGTTGAAGTAACACCAGAGCCAACTAAAGAAGAATTGCTTGCTCAACTGCAAGCACTTTCCGAGCAAATTCAAGCGTTACAGTAATCATGGACGCTGATGTCGATAAGCGCCTGGCGGTGCATGAGGCAATTTGTGCAGAGCGATATAACTCCATCGCCAACACATTGAAAGATGGCGACAGACGCATGACCAAGATTGAATATCTGCTTTATGCAGCAATCTTGGCCGTCTTACTTGGACCAGGTGTGGCTGCCGAATTCGTCAAAAAGATTTTCGGGCTATGAAAGACTGGGCCGTGGCACTGATCGCTGCGGCCCTTTTATCGGCCACCATCATCTGGGGCTTTTTTGTCATCATTGTTTCTCTGCCATGGTCTATGCTCTGGTCCTAATAGCAGCTGCCGAATACCGATGCACTAGGTGGACATGGACTGGTGACATCTACAATCGCAAGGTTGTCTGCATCAAGTGGGAGAAGAGGAAATGATCATTGATCCAATGGACGCGCTAAATGGCCTGCAAAGTGCCATTAGCATGGTCAAAAAGGCCAGTAAGGTGGCCAATGACATAGGCGGTCTTGCCCCCATGATTGGCAAGATGTTTGATGCCAAGAGCCAGGCGACCAAGGCCATGCTCCAGGCCAAGCGGGAGAAAAAAGGCTCAAACATGGGCGCGGCTCTCCAGATCGAGATGGCCTTAGAGCAAGCCCGAGCTTTTGAGGAAGAGCTGAAAATGCTCTTCATGCAGACTGGCAAGATCGATGTCTGGAACAAGATCAAGGCGCGCCAGGCTGAGATGGACAGGGATGATGCCAAGGAGATGGCCGCCCTCAAAGCCGCAGACAAGAAGGCCAAGCAAAAAGAAGAAGAGATGCAAGAATGGGCCATGATCATTGGCGGCACGGCATTTGTGATTTTGCTGGTCTTCATCGGCATCAATGAGATGATGGAGCTATGCAAGGGGGCAAGGTGCGGTAGATGAACGAGTATCAGAAGCAGTTTGACAAACTGCTAAAGGTGTTCATTTATATGTTGGTCGCGTGGTGGGTGCTTGGACTGCTCCGATTTTTCCCAGATGATATTAGCGACCGAATAGTGGCCAAAATATTGGGAATGTTTGGAATATGAAAATCACTCTCTACCAGGTCAATGCAAACATGCTGAAAGAGGCCCAGAGAGTGATCCATCAGCAGAATCTAAAGCAGATGGAGATTTTGAACAGACAAGCCCAAGAGGCCCACAAAAAGGCTCAGTGGATCAAACCTAATTCTGTGGATGTGATGGCATGAAATATTTACTGCTGCTTTTACTGTTGACTGGCTGCGAAGATCGGTATCGATACAAATGCCAGAATCCTGACCATTTCCACGCACCAGAGTGTCAGAAGCCCAAGTGCTTATTTACTCAGCAGTGTCCAGAATACCTGGTCGCACCAATCCTAGAAAAGAAGGTGACAGATGTCCAGCCAGAATCAAAGACTAACAACTGAAGAATTCGAGGTAAGAATTTGGGGCTTTGTAGTTGGTGTTGTCACACTGATCCTTTGCTTCATCGTCATTGCACTTTTGTACTCAGTGACATTTGTCACTCAGCCGATCAAGAGCATGGCGCCAATTGACCAGGCATACACAAAGATGCTAAACGACATCGTGCTGCTGATTGTGGGCGGCATTGGTGGTGTGATGACCAAACGGGCGGCAGGTGCTGCGGCCAAGGCTTTTGGAATGCAGCCACCACCACAGCCCATGATGCAGCAGCCCATGATGTACATGCCCCAGCCCATGATGGGCGGCTATGCAGCGCCAGGTTACAGCAACAATCACGGGTTTACTGCCAACACCAACGGCATCCCCGCGCAGCCCTTTGGCGCGATGCCGACCTGGACCAACCCAGAGCTTGATGAGTCCTGGACACCTGGACCACCACCAGACACGCCACCAGAGCATTTGGAAGATGACCATGAGCGTGTGCAGCTGGCTGCGGCCAGACAGGAGGCAGACTGATGTTTGGCATCCCATTACCCTATATTGCCATTGGCATCATCATCGCTTTGTTTGGGTCTTACCGAGGTGGCTATCACTTTGGGTGGGAAGACAGGGACAAGGAGATGCAAATCCAAATTGCCAAAAAGAATGAAGAGGCCAGGGCCACTGAGCAAAAGCTCAATGAGAAATTAAACGCAAACGCTGCCAAGTTACAGGAGACCACAGATGTCATCAATCAAAAACAAAATGCTCTTGATCGCGCCATTCGTGCTGGCCGGGTGCGCATCAGCGCCCCAAGTTGTCCACAAGCCCCCACAACTGCCGCCACTGCCACCGCAGATCGCAAAGAAGCAGGAAGTCAATCTGACAGAACGGCTGACCCAGCTCCTGATGCCGAGCGAGAAACCCTCCAAGCCATTGCCGAAATAGTGGCCCAAGGGGATAGGAACACAGCACAGCTCAATGCCTGCATTGACGCATATAACGAAGCGAGGGATTTGCTCCATGGTAAACGCTGAACAACTAGAGAAGCTGCACATTGGTCCACAGTGGGTGGATGCACTCAATGAGACTTTCCAGCGCTTTGACATTTCAACGCCACTGAGGCAGGCTGCTTTTATCGGCCAGTGCGGCCATGAATGTGGAAACTTCAGAATCCTGGAAGAGAACTTGAACTACAAAGCCGAGGCTTTGCAGAAACTTTGGCCAAAGCGCTTTGACGCTGCCAAGGCCCAGATGTGTGCCAGGAATCCAAAGCTCATTGCCAACACTGTTTACAGCAACAGGATGGGCAACAGGGATGAGGCATCAGGTGACGGCTGGCGCTTCAAGGGCCGTGGCTGCATTCAATTGACTGGGTCTGCCAACTACCACCATGCAGGCAAAGCGCTTGGCGTGGACCTGATCATGCAGCCCGAGCTGGTGGCCACGCCCCAGTATGCTGCGCTGACTGCCGGGTGGTTTTGGGACACCCACAAGCTCAACCAGTATGCGGATGCCCAGGACTATCGGACCATGACCAAAAAAATCAATGGCGGGTTTATTGGCCTGGATGATCGCATCAAACATATTAACCACGCGCTATCTGTCCTGACATAATTAGCCATGGCCAGTCAAACACAACAGCTTGAAAACCCAACGACACCAAACCTTGGTTATCCGACCGAGGTTTACGATCGTAGGCATTTCAATGAAAACAATGGTTCTTTGAATATTTACTTCAAAAAACTCTCAAGCATTTTTGGGTCTTTGTTTGGTCCAAGGGGCGGTAAGTTTATGAATGCACCTTATGGTGCTTTCCAGGATTCAACAGACCAAACAGCTGCCAGCACCACGGCTGCCTATGCGGTCACATTCAACACCACAGACTTTTCTAATGGCGTGACATTGGCCAGTGGATCGAGATTGACTGTGGCCGATGCTGGAATCTGGAACTGTCAGTTTTCAATTCAATTTAAAAACACAACAAATGACACCCAGGATGTGGATGTTTGGTTCAGAAAAAATGGCACTGATATCAGCAATTCAAACAGTAAGTTTGGATTACCAGCGAGAAAATCATCAGGCGATCCATCTCATGTGATTGCGGCCATGAACTTTTTTGCTTCATTGAACTCGACAGACTATCTTGAGATAATGTGGCGTGTGAGCGATGTTGGTGTCTCCATTGAGCATTACGCTGCTGGAACAAGCCCCACAAGGCCAGCAGTCCCATCAGCCATTGTCACAATGAGCTTTGTGTCAAACATTACCTAATACTGCCATGTACATACCACTCAAATTACCGCCAGGCATTTATAGAAACGGCACTGAATACCAGTCAGCAGGGCGCTGGTATGACGCAAATCTGGTGCGCTGGTATGAGAACACTTTGCGGCCCATGGGTGGCTGGCGAAAGCGCGCTGCTGGTCAAATGACTGGTCTGTGCCGTGGCTTTATCACCTGGCGCGACAACAGCGCCAATCGATGGATTGCGGCAGGCACTCAGTCCAAGCTCTATGCCATGGACGAGCTTGGAACACTCAAAGACATCACGCCAAGCGGATTCACAACTGGCGCGGCCAGTGCATTGTCAACCACTGGTTATGGATATAGCACATACGGCTCATTGGCTTATGGCACTGCCAGGCCAGACAATGGTGCAAGTGCGCCAGCTACCACCTGGTCCATGGACACATGGGGTGAGTATTTGGTGGCATGCTCCAATGCTGATGGCAAGCTGTATGAGTGGCAATTGGGTTTCACGACACCAACACTTGCGGCTGCAATTACCAATGCACCAGTGAGCAATAAGGCTTTGCTTGTCACTTCTGAGCGTATTTTGATGGCGCTGGGCGCTGGTGGAAACCCACGCAAAGTGCAATGGTGCGACCAGGAAAACAATACCCTGTGGACACCAGCGGGTGACAACCTGGCAGGCGACTATGACTTGGCCACACCAGGCTCACTGTTGGCTGGCAAGCGCGTGAAGGGTGTAAACCTACTGTTTACTGATGTGGATGTCCACACAGCTCAGTATGTGGGCGCTCCATTTGTTTATGGCTTTGAAAAGGCTGGCTCTGGCTGCGGCCTCATTTCGGCCCAGGCTGTGGCTGCAATTGACACTGCTGCCATTTGGATGTCTAGGGCAGGCTTTTGGATATATGACGGCTATGTCAAGCCATTGCCAAGCGATGTGTCGGACTATGTCTTTGGGAATATCAACTTTAACCAGGCATCCAAAGTCTATGCTGTCCACAACAGTAAGTATGGCGAAATCTGGTGGTACTACCCCAGCAGTGGAAGCAATGAGAACGACTCTTATGTGACTTTCAACTACCGCGAGAATCACTGGAACATCGGCACATTGGCCAGGACTGCTGGAACTGATGCCAGTGTTTTCACAAACCCAATGGCGGTATCGACTGACGGCTACATCTACGAGCATGAAGTTGGCTTTGCTTATGACAGTGCCAGTGTATTTGCCGAGTCTGGACCAGTCCAATTGGGCAATGGCGACAACATCATGTCGGTTCGCCAGGTGATCCCGGATGAGCAGACATTGGGTGAGGCTGTGGTGTCATTCAAGACCCGAAATTACCCCACTGGCACACAATCCACATTTGGACCATACACGGCAGCCAATCCGACTTCTGTACGCTTTTCTGGTCGCCAGGTCAATGTCAAAGTCACTGGTGACACATTGGCTGACTGGCGAATTGGCGTGATGAGATTAGAGGCTGTGCCGTCTGGTAAGCGATGAGCGACCAAGAACATTTGGAGAGGCTGCGCCACCATGTGGAGGCTGCCTTAGAATACTCTGGAGGCACACATAATTTTGAAGACATCACCCAGATGGTTGAAGATCACAGATTGCAGCTGTGGCCAGCCAAAGATTCGGTGGTGTTGACTGAGATCATTGTCTATCCCAGGCTCAAGAATTTGCATTATTTTCTGGCTGGTGGCGACCTAGATGAACTCTCACGGATGAGACCACTGATCGAATCCTGGGGCAAATCAATTGGTTGCACCAGGGTGACTTTGGCAGGCCGAAGAGGCTGGGCAAAGACATTTTTGAAAGACGAAGGTTACAGCCCACAATGGACTGTAATGGCAAAGGAACTTTAGGAGATAAGCAATGGCATCAGAAGCACTCAATTGGGCATTGGCCAATGGCATGAGCCAGGCTGAATTTGATAAACGAATTTTTGATTCGGTGGTCGCTGCCCAGCAGCAAGGCACAAGCAATGCTTTATTGCGCACAGAGATGGACCGACTTGGCATTAGCGCTGAAGATGTGGCCCGTGCTACTGGCGTCACAACTCAGAGTGTTGCATCACAATATGCCACAGCAACTCCGAAGACTGAGGCTGAATTGATTGCGGCTGCGGCTGCGGCCAATGAGCTGGCAGCGCGTACAGCACGCGACACGACTGCCAGCCAGTCTTTGATCGATGCCAGAGCTTTAGCGGCACAAAACGCGACTGGCACTTTGACCACAGCGCAGCAATTAGCGGCTGCACAAGCGCAAGCGGCTTTGGTGGCCCAACAAAATGAAGCGGCTTTGGCTTTGCAGCAAAAGAATGCTGCGGCTGCGGCTGAAGCTGCGCGTTTGGCACAGCAGCAAAATGCAGCAAATCAGGCCGCATGGGCAGCGCAGCAAAAAGCCAATGAGGCCGCATGGGCTGCACAGCAAAAGGCCAATGCAGACGCATGGGCCAAACAACAGGCTGGTGGAGGCACTGACACTGGTTTACTTGGCCCAACTGGCAACACCAGCGTTACTGGCACGACACCATTTGCCAATGCCACTCAAGGCTTTGCACAGAACTTTGCCAATTACCAGTCAATCCCAATTGGCGCTCAATACAACCCTGGCGTGACTGCTGGTGGTGCGTCTCCATATTCTCAAATCATGGGTCAGATGAAGCCCATTGGCAACCCCTATGCAGGCGTGGTGGCCGGGCAAGCCATGGGTGGATATAACCCAGCTTTGTACGACCAAATCGCTGCTGTCAATGCCGCCAACACTGTGGCAGAGCAAGCGGCTGCCGCACAAAATACTGGCGGCCAAATATCCGATGGCATGGCCGAAGGTGGCATGGTCCATGGTGGCTTGATGTTTGGCATGAATCCTCCTGGTCCAGACGATGGCGCTGTCAACTTGCAAAAAGGCGAGTATGTAGTCAAGAAGTCTTCAGTCAATAAATACGGCAAGGGACTTCTGGACATGATCAATGAAGGCAAAGTGCCTGCCAAGAAAATGAAATCTTTACTGGGATAAGGTGGCAATATGTCAAAAGGTGGAACAAC